CGCTGCTCGGGGAAACCGTTACCCAGATCAGCCGCGCCTTCGGCGACAGTTTTGTTCCCGTGCTGCATGTGGTGAACACCACGCTCTTCCGCATGCTGGACCTGCTCGACTGGTGCAAGGACACCTGGCCGGAGGCGACGCAATACATCCTCGCCGGCGCCAGCGCCTTCCTGGTGCTGGCCGCGGCGCTGGGCGCCTGCGCGTTGATCGTCCCCCCGCTGGCGGCCGGCCTTGCGCTGCTGGTCTCGCCGGTCGCGCTGGTGGTCGCAGGCATCGCCGCCGTGGCGATCGGCGCTTACGAGATCTACGAGAACTGGAGCGGCGTTTCCGCCTGGTTCAAACAGCTCTGGGACGGCATCGTCGAGTGGATGGGCAGCGTGTGGAAACGCATGGTGCCCGACGAGGCGGTGGCGGCGATCAAGACGGCATTCGGGGGGCTCGTCGCCTGGTTCGAGGGGCTGTGGGCCGAGATCATCGTGCCGTTCCAGAAGATGATCGACGCCATCAACGAAGGGCTGGCGAAACTCGGCCTCGGCCCGAAAGCGGTGCAGGCGGGCGTGGCCGCGGCCGGCGCGGCCGTGCCGACCGGGGTTTCCGGCGACATGCCGAGCCCGGCCGATGTCGCGCGGGCCGCGACGCCGGCGCCGCAGGTCACGGTGCCGGTCACCGTGACCGTCAACCGGGCCGGCCCGGATGCCACGGTCACCGTGACGCCCGCGGCCGGCGCTGCTGCCGGCGCCTACATGGGCATGCCGTAATGGTCGAGATCGTCGACCTCCTCGACGGCCTGCTCGACGCCTCGATCGGCGGCGTGCCGTTCCTGTGGGCCGACAGCCGCGACGAACCCGGCCGGCGGGTGCTGAAGTTCCTGTTCCCCGGCAACGATATTCCCGCCTTCGTCGACCTCGGCCAGGACGACGGGCCGATCGCCATGACCGGCATGGTGATCGGCGACGACTATGTCAGCCAGGCCAATGCGCTGCGCGACCTGTTCAGCAGCCCGGGTCCCTACACGCTGCTGCATCCGCTGCTCGGCAGCTTCCTCGTCTACAGCGAGAAGCGGCCGGTGTTCACGGACAGCCAGGCGAGCCTGCGCTGCACGAAGTTCGAAATGAGCCTGTGGCGCGACACCCCGCGCCAGCCGGTGCCGCCGTCCACGCTCGACGACCTGCTGGCCGAGCTGGCCGCGCTGCGCGCCGCGGCCGTCGCCGCGCTGGCGCAGATCCTGGCGCCGCTGGGGCTGGTGGCCAGCGCGATCGCCGCCGTCGCCGGCTTCGTCGGCCAGGCCGTCGTGTGGTTCGAAATCGCGGTCGGCGGCGGCCTCGCCATGATCGTCGCCGGCGGCATCGCGCTGCTCGACGGCGTCGTCCTGCTGGCGGCCGGCGCGGACTATGCGGCGGGCGTGGCGGCGGCGCTGGCCGCGCCCTCGGCCGCCCTGGCGAGCGCGAGCAACCCGCCGGTGCCCAGCGCGATCGGGCCGGGCCAGCAGGCCGTGATGCCGACGCCGATCGACGGACGCATCACCGCCGCGGCCATGCTGAGCGTCGCCAGCTCGGCCGCCACCAACGCCGCCGGTGCGCCGCCGGCGGCGGAACTGGCGCTGGCGCTGCAGGCGTTCCTGCTCGCCGATGCCTGCGCCGCGGCCAGCGACATCGCCTTCACCGACGCCACCGAGGCGACCAGGTGGCGCGATCGCATCGCCGCGGCGCTCGACGTGGCCGCTGGCGCCGCCGCGCAGGCCGCCGCATCTGCCGCAGCGCCCGCCTCGCCGGTGGCGCTGGGCGGCCTGTGGGCGGCCCTGGTGGCCACGCGGCGGGCCTGGATGGCGGACATGAACAGCGTCATCGGCCGGCTGCCGAAGGTCGCCACGCTCGTGCTGCCCACCACGCCGGCCAGCGTGTGGCTGGTGGCGCAGCACCTCGCCGGCGACAACCCCGCCGCGCTGGTGGCCACCGTGCGCAGCGTGATGGCGCGCAACCGCCTGTACAGCCCCGCCATCACCGCACCGTCGATCGAGATCCTGCAATGACGGTGGCGGCCGGCCGCGTCTGCCTCAACATCCGCGGGCAGCGCTTCAACGCCTGGACATCCGCCACCATCACGCGCGACCTGCATGAGCTGGCCGGCACGTTCGAGCTGTGCCTGCTCGACACCGGCCGCCTGCCCGGCTCGATCGTGCCGCCGATCCATCGCGGCGATGCGTGCACCGTGGCGATCGACGGCGAGGTAGTGCTCACCGGCAGGATCGACGTCACCGACATCAGCGAAAGCGGCACCACGCTCGATATGAAAGTGCGCGGGCGCGACCGCACCGGCGACCTGGTGGACTGCGCGGCGGCGCCGAACGGCCCGGCCGAATACCGCAACATCGGCCTGCTCGCCTTCGCCACCGCCATCTGCGCGCCGTTCGGCATTCCGGTGCGCATCGACATGGACGAGGGCGCGAAGTTCGCCAAGCTCGCCCTCAATCCGCACGACACCGCGCTGGCGGCGATCGAGAGCGCGGCACGGCAGCGGTCCGCGCTGGTGACCTCCGACGGTGTCGGCGGCCTGGTGCTGACGCAGGGCGGTAAGCAGCGCGCGCCGTGGCACCTGGTGCGCGGCGAGAACCTCATCGCGTTGCACAGCAAGGATGACGGCACGCATCGGTTCTCCGACGTGTTCGTCAAGGGGCAGAGCGCCAGCGGCGCCGGTTGCCGCGTGCGCGGCCGGGCCGCCGCTTCCGTCGCCGCCGTGGCAAACGCCCATCCGGCGCCGCCCGCCGGCACCGCCTCGGCCGGCATCCTGATGACCGGCCACGCGCAGGACCCGGAAATCACCAGGTGGCGGCCGTTCGTCAAGCTCACGCGCAGCCAGTCCGGCATGACATCGGCGCAGGAACAGGCCGAGTGGCTGGTGCGGGTGTTCAAGAGCCAGTCGATCGAGTTGCGCTATACGGTGCTGGACTGGCGCGCCGGGCCACCTTCCGGCATCGGCCCGGCGCCGCGGCTCGGCGCGTTGTGGCGGCCGAACACGCTGGCGACGGTGTTCGACCCGCCGCGCGAGATCAACGGCGACATGCTGATCGCCGGCGTGGTCTACAAGATGGACGAGAAGAGCGGCATCACCACCGCGCTGCGCGTGGTGGGGCCGAACGCCTACGAGGAGGTTAACGAGGCGTATCGCCGGCGCGGCTCGCACGGCATTCCGCAGGTGCAGCCCGCCACGCGCGGCAGGAAGCACCGATGAACAACGAGCACCAGGTCTACGACGCCCGCGGCATGCTGGTGCGCGGCGAAGTGCTCGCCATCGACGACAGCACGCCGCTGCAGACCATCGACGTGAAGACGCATGACGGCGTGGTGCGCGCCGGCGTGGAAGTGCCGCAGATGTGGGGCGCCGTTTCGGTGGCGCCGAAGGGCGCTGTGGCAGTGCTGGCGCTGATCGGCGGCGATCCGGCCGATGCGATGGCGCTCTCCGTCACGCATCCCGGCGCCCGCGCAGGCGGCGCTGCTTCCGGCACCCTCGGCTGGTGCGACAACGGCGGCAACCGCATGCTGATCCTGCCGGGCGGTGCCATCGAGATCGTGGCGGCCACCAGCATCACCCTGACGGTGGGCGGCACCTCGCTGCAGATAACGCCCGCCGGCGTTACCATCACCGGCGACCTGACCGTTACCGGCGCCATCCACGGCACCGCCGACTTCGCCAACACCACGCACCATTTGGGTTAGCGCCCGCAGGTGCGGGCCTGAACAGGGTTTCGCGCGCGCGCGAAAAGTCGCGCATGGCCTGTGATCTCGCCCTTCGCTACGACGCCGGCCGGAAGTGCTGCGACCTCGTCTACGACGGCCGCGATTTCGTGCTGGACAGCACTGCAGCGACGCCGATGCTGATGGCGCTGCTGTCGCATCGGCGCGCCAACGCCGACGACGAGGTGCCCGATGCCGCGCCGGCCACCACGCTGGCGCCGGTCTCGCTCACCGCACGCGGCGGCTGGCCCGGCGATGCGCTCGACCCGCAGGCCAGGCGCACCGGCAGCCGGCTGTGGCTGCTGAGCCGCGCCAAGGCCACCGAGCAAACCCGCCGCATCGCCGAGGATTACGCCGCCGAGGCGCTGGCGCAGGTGGAGGCGGACCGCGGCTATGCGATCGCGCTGAAGGTGAGCTGGAGCCCGCAAGCCGTGCCGGGCGGCAAGAACCTCATCATCGCCGCCGCCGCCGGCGGCATCGGCGTTGCCGTCAACCAGATGGTCGGATAGATGCCCTGGTCGTTTCCCACGCCCGACGAAATCGCGAGTGAGGGCGCGGCCGTCTATGAAGGCGCGCTCGACGGCAACCCCGATGCGCGCAGCCCGAACTCGGTGCTCGGCGCCACCTGCCGGGTGGCGGGCACGTCGACCTACGGCGTCTATCTCGGCCAGGCCGCGCAGGCCAACGAGCTGTGGCCGGACACCGCGGTGGACGAACTCGAGCGGCTCGCCGGCATCTGGGGGCTCACGCGCACGCCCGCCACGCCGGCCTCATGCAACGCCACGCTGGCGGCCAGCGCGCCAACCGATGTGTTGCTGGCCACCCAGGCCACCGGCCCGAACAACCTGGTCTACCAGACCACCGCCGCCGTGACGGTGGGCACCGGCCCGACGGTGCTGCACTGGGTTTGCCGCACCGCCGGCGCCGCCGGCACGCTCGCCGCCAGCGACACGCTCACGCTGGTCTCGCCGATCGGCGGGCTCACCGCGCAGGCCGCCACCGTGCTCGGCGACGCCACACTGACGCCGGGCGAGGACCAGGAAAGCCTGGACAGCCTGCGCGCGCGCCTGCTGTTCAAGATCCGCAGCAGCGCCGCGGCCGGCAACAGCGCGGACTGGACCAGGTGGGTGCGCGAGGCGCTGCCGCTGGCCATCTATGTCAGCGTGTTCCCGCGCTGGGCGGGCATCGGCAACACCGGCATCGCGGTGGCCATGTCCGGCCCGCGCGCGCCGACCACCGACGAACTGGCGGCGATCACCGCCTATCTGTCCGACCTCGGCCGCAAGCCGACCACCGCGGTGCCGATCGTGTTCGCCGCGCCGCTTGCCCCGGTCAACCTCACGCTGCACCTGGTGCCGGACACGCTGGCCACGCGGGCGGCGGCGATCGCCGCGCTCAGCGTTTTCTTCCTGCAGGACGCCGCCATCGCCAACCCCGCGATCGCCAACAGCGGCACCATTGCCATGAGCCGGCTCGATGCGGCGCTGTCCGCCGGCGACGGCGAGTGGGAGCACGTGCGCAGCGCGCCGACGGCCGACGTGACGGTGGCCACCGGCAGCCTGCCGGTGCTCGGCGCGGTGAGCTTCGTATAGGCATGGCGCGCAGCCGCGATGAGGTGCTCGACGAGTTGCTGGCGACCGATCCGCCAGGCGCGCTCTCGGCCGATCGCGGCGATGCCTGGGCGATCCACCTGCTGCCGATCGCCGACGCGCTGGCGAAGGCAGAGCAGCGCTACGACGCGATGCTCCCGCAGGTCGACCCGCGCAACGCCACCGATTTCCTGCCCGACTTCGAGCGCGTGCTCGGCCCCGACCCGCTCGGCCGCGACCAGGGCGCGCTTTCCCTCGGTCAGCGCCAGCAGCTCGCCTACCAGCGTTGGGTGTTCCAGGGCGGCTGCGCGCCGAACTTCTATATCGCGCTGGCGGCCAGCCTCGGCATCACCATCGGCATCAAGGAATTCTCCGACAACCCCACCGGCGGCTGCGTCTGCGGCGACGTGCTGGCGCCGGAGGCCGATGCGCTCACCTGGCGGATCACGATGCCGGCGACGCTGGTGCAGGAAGCCATCACCGGCGCCTGCGACTGCGGCGATCCGCTCGGTTGGTTCCTGACCGACCTGTTGCCTGCCCTCATCAATCTCTACGCGCAGCCGCACACGCTGCCGGTTTTTGTTCTGGAGTGATGCAATGGATCGCACGACCGCCACGAACTACGTCACCGTCGCCGGCAAGCGTGTCTTTGTGGATCGGAACCTGAGCACCGGCGTGGCCGGCACCACCCAGACGGCCGCTGACCACACCGCCTGGCAGGAAGAGATCATGGCGGTGATCGAGGACGCAGGTCTCGTCGGCGACGCCGGCGACAACACGCAACTGCTGCAGGCCCAACGCCTGAAGCGCGTCCTGCATGTCCTGGTCTTCACGCCGGCGGGCGCGACGTTGGATGGGGTCGCGATTTCCTGGACCAACGGCGCCAACTGGATCGTGCCGGCCGGGGTGCTGGGCGCGGACGCCGAGGCGGTAGGCGGCGGCGGTGGCTCGGGCGCCTCGTATGGCACCGGCGCGATCGCGGGGGCCGGTGGCGGCGGCGGCCGCGCGAGAGGACGAGTTCCCCTGACGCCGGGCGCGGCCATCGCGATCCATGTCGGCCTGGGCGGGGCGGCCGGCATCCTGACCGGCGTGACGCCATCAAGCGGCGGAGCGGGGGGCACCACGTCGATCGGATCGCTGATGACCGCGCTGGGCGGGTATGGCGGCCTGGCGATGAGCGGAGTTGCCTTTGGAGGGTCGGGCATTGGGGGCAGTGCCGCAGGCGGGCAATATAATGAGAGTGGCGGCCCGGGCAGCCTGGGCATCGCGCTGGGCGGCGGCGCTTATTACTCGTCCGTCGGCGGAGCGCCCGGTGGCGGCGGCATGAATGTGCCGGGCGTCAGCGCCGGCCCCTCGGACGGCAGCCCCGGACTGTTCGCCGGACAGGGCGCGAATGGTTCGATGAACGGGGGCAACGGCGCCCTCGGCGCGACCGGCAAAATCATCATGGTGTACTGAGCATGACCCAGGCGCTCATCGCGGCCGGCTACATCGCCGCCGTCTCCCCCGAAGCCTTTCCGGTGCACCCCGAGTTCGTGTGGACCGATATCTCGGCCGTGAGCCCGCCCCCGCAGGCCGGCTGGACGGCGAGCTGCACGGGGGGCGTGTGGAGCTACGCGCCGCCGACCGCGCCGCCCGCACCCGCGCTGGCGCCGGCCGCAAAGGCGGCGCTGGACGCCTCGGACATCACCATCATCCGGTGCTTCGAGCATGGCGTCGCGGTGCCGGCGGAGTGGATCGCCTACCGCGCCGCGCTGCGGCCGATCGCGGCGGGCACGTCCACCGCCACCGAACTGCCGGCGATGCCGGCCTATCCGAGCGGAACATGAGGGGAATGGCCATGCGCATGCTCATCCTGCTGCTGGTGCTGGCACTCGCCGGCGTCGCCCGTGCCGACACCGCGCCGGGGGTGGCGGCGACGCCAGGCGTCGGCGTGCCGAACGGGCTGCCGGTCAGCGCCATCGTCACGGGCGGCGTGGCGGTCACCCTCATGCCGGCCGGCTGGATGGTGCCGAACTACGCGGTTTGCGACATCCAGAACGACCCGAACGCGCCGAGCGGCGAACTGCTCTACGTCGACCTGAAAGCCACCGCGCTCGCCGGCCGGTCCACCAGCTTCGCGCTGATCCCCGGCCAGGTGTATCGCATCTCGCGGCCGATCAGCACGGCGGTCAGCGCGGTGGCCGCCACAACGGGGCACCTGATCATCGGAAGCTGCTACTGATGCGCAAGCTCCTCCTCGCGGGGGCGGCGCTGGCCCTCGTCTCGCCCGCGCTGGCCCAGATGACGCCGCCGCCGGTCCGCTACGGCACCACATCCGGCACCGCGGCCGTCGGCAACGACGGTCGGATCACCGGCGCCGTGCAGGCCGCCGGCGGCGACGCCAGCCAGGCCAAGCTCACGCCCACCGGCGGCACGACAGCGCTCACGTTCGCCAACTACGCGGCCTCGGTGCTGGACGTGCGCGCCTACGGCGTGAAGTGCGATGGCGTCACCGATGACACCGCGGCGCTGCAGGCCGTGGCAGCGGTGAGCGCCGGCAAGCATGTGCGGTTCCCCGCCGGGACCTGCCTGGTCGCCGGCACCATCACGTTCGCCGGCAGCTACACCCACCTGCAAGGCGCCGGGATCTATTCAACGACGATCCTACAGACGGCGGACGCCGTCGATACCATCGTGTTCTCGCCGACCTCGCCGACCACGCAGTCGATCTACGGCAGCCACATCAGCGACATGTGGATCAGGCGCACGGCCACGACCACGGCCGGCGCCGGCCTGAAAGTTGTGGCGGCAAATGGCTTCGTGGCCGAGAACCTGGATATTCGCGACTTCTACGAGAACCTGGTGGTGCTCGGCAGTGGCGGCGCCTTCACCAACCTGAGCATCACCGCCGGCGGCTACTGGTCGGGCATCCTTTCGGGGAGCAGCCTGATCCGCCTGGGCTGCAACACGAATGCGGGCGGCAACTGCGTCGTGCCGGGCGAAGCCTTCTTCACGGGGGTGAGCGCCAAAGGGGCGACGAACGATTATGTGGATGTGGCGCTGCGCATCCAGGCGGGCGACGGCCTGTGGTTCACGAGCGGGCACATCGGGTTCTCGCAGACGCAGGTTTTAATCACGCCCGTCGTCAACGGTGCCGGCATCCAGTCCGTCTACATGACCAACCTGGGCATCGACGGCAACAACGCGGCGCCGACCGGCATTTCCATCCCGCTGATGACCACCACGGGGGGGCACGTCACCGATATCGTGTTGGTCGGCGGCGACGTCGAAGACCTGACCGGCAACGGCATCGACATCCGCGAGCCGACCGCGCAGCTCACGCTGAACGGCACGCCGATCCGCAACATCACCGGCTGGGGGGTCAACGCGCTCAGCGTGGGCAACCTCGCGATCACCAACGCGCCGATCACCAACGTCGGCAACGCCAGCGGCGGTGGCATCAACCTCGGCACCGTCAAGCGGCTGAACCTGGCGGGCATCGCGTTCTCGGGCATCACGGGGTCCTGCGTCGTCGGGCCGACCGCGCTGGCTGGCACCGACAGCAATTCGAACGTCTCCATCATCGGTCTGACCTACGACACGTCGTGCTCGACCGGCAGCACGCGGCCAGGCACGATGTTGAACGCGACGCAGAACAACGTGTCGCAGGTGGCCGGCTTCGGCGCGCTGGCCGGCGGCTACACGTCGACCGCCAATGGCCCAGGCGCGATCGCCTTCGGCAACGGGGCTGTCGCCTCGCAGTGGGCCAGCCAGGCGTTCGGCGACACCGTGCAGGTCGACGCCTACATGTCGAGCATCATGGGCTACAATGGGCACGTGCACACCCGCTATGGCGTCCACTGCGAAAGCGCCGGCATGTTCACGAATTACGGCGACGCGCAGCACTGCCGGACCGTGCTGCGCGGCACCGTGACCGGCACCGGCAGCGGCACCAGCAGCGTGCGCCTCACGGCGGATGGCAATGCCGCGCGCAACGGCGGCAACGGCAGCAACTGCCTCAACATCCCGAACACCAACGCCATGGCCGTGCAGCTGCGCACGGTGGTGCGCTCCAACACCACGGCTGGCGTGGCCGCGATCTGGGGTGGCACCGGCATGCTGACGCGCGATGCCAACGCCGGCACGACGGCCTGGGTGGGCTACAGCCCATCGTCGCCGACCACGTCCAGCGGCGCGGCTTCCGGTGCGGCTCTCTCCGTCACTGCCGACACCACGCTGGGCTGCCTCAACATCACCGGCACGACGCCGAACAACAGCGCCGACCTCTGGCACTTCGTCACCGACGCCGAGTGGGTGGAAGTGAAATAGGACGGGGGCTGGGGCCGTTCGAGCGGCCCGAGCCGCGCGGAGCGACCCCGCGCACGGATCAACCGCCCCGTGCCTCCTCGCGGAGGCCGGGGCAGTAGAGCGCGGGTCGATTAACGATGTCTGACTGCCTGACGCCCACCCCGCCGGCCCGGCCGGTGGCCCCCTATCTCGGCGGCAAGCGCGCCCTGGCGCGCCGCATCATCGAGCGCATCGCCGCCATCCCCCACACCACCTATGTCGAGCCGTTCGTGGGCATGGGCGGGGTGTTCTTCCGCCGCCCCTTCCGGGCGCGCGCCGAGGTGGTCAACGACATCAACCAGGACGTCGCCACCCTGTTCCGGGTGCTGCAGCGGCACTACCAGGCCCTGATGGACATGCTGCGCTGGCAGCTCACCAGCCGCGCCGAGTTCGACCGCCTGCTGGCCGCCGTGCCGGACACCCTGACTGACCTGGAGCGC